AGAAGGGCTAGTGCGATTGCTTCTAGTTCATCCCATGTTGATTCTTTAATCGCTGAGCGATCAAATGGCTTGAACTGCTTAAACACTTCTTCTGCAGCTGCTTCGTCAAGACCAAGCTGAGGGACATCCTCGGCAAGGTCACGCGGCTTAATTGGAGTGATGATGTAGTTAGTAGTTTGCTGCTTACCTGTACGGGTAACAGACCAATACTTAGTAATCAGTGGGCCGGAAGTTGAGTACTCAATACCGGAGAGTTGCTTGAATAGCTTAACGCTAGCAACAAGAATCTGTCGCTGCGGGCCACCTTCAGCACTGTAGTTAATTACAGTAAAAGCCTTCTTGTCTTCGGCTTTGTTACTTAAACGAATACAGAGTGGACAGTTTTTCTGTAAACAAACGTAAGAACGCTTTCCACTTGTCTTTTGGTTTAAAAAGTGCTGCTTATATACAGCAAATGGGCCAGTAACATCTTCTGGATCCATAAAGCGAATAACTTGATACTCGCCTTCAACAAATTTGAACTCTATTGGGTAATCTCCAACTGGTGCTGAAGACTTTTCTGCCTCATCCCAACCAGACTTAATTACTGTGCTGGTGGATTGAGCTGGACGATCCGCTAATACGGCGGTTGAAATTGAGAACTGATCGTTCTCTGGAACATATGTGTCCTCGCGGTTTATTGCCATTTACTGATTTCTCCTAGTTTAGTTAGTTTCGGTTGCGCGGATTATCTCCCACGCCTCGGCTATCTCATTGCTGAGCTTCCGGTGTTCTGTCCATTCTATACGCTTTATGTATAGAAGTCCAGACTTTTCAAATAGTTCAATCAACTTTTCTACCATAGAACGGGAGTAAAGTCTACGACCCATTTGAGTTTCCCCGCGAACGTTTTGTTTTGCGGGAAGTCTATAAGGTGAAGCTGGAATGTGACCCTCTTTAATCCATGTGCGGATAGTTATTACAGGGCGACCAAGAGCTTCTGCAAGCGCACCAATAGTAAACATTTCAACGTCTTTACCGTTAGGCAAGGTCTTTACATATGGTCTTGAATCCCACCCTTGACCAGGCTCTACTTCCTGTTTCTTAGGTTCATGCGCTTTGCGTTTGCGTTTACTTCCTGGGTAGAACTGATCTAACCCGGAAAACGCGGCTTCAATAAAATCTTCAGTCATTACTCTTTACCAAGAAAGCGTATGAAACTTTTGCTGGAAACATAATGTCGATGTCTTCTTCTGAAAGTTCTCCAGTGTATACACAAGCTAAAATTTCATTCTCTTGTAGTACAGGCTCCATCTTAATACAACGGTCATAAATACCGCGCTTCTTGAGCATTTGCTCGGCAACATCCATATCTAAATTCTTAGTTACCTTGCGTTGTTTAGTTAACACCGCGTCATCTACATCTAGAACAAGATGGCCACGATCGTTCTCTTCACCGTAAGCCTCTACGTCTGCGGTTAAACGTTTTTTAATTTCAGCGGTTCTTTCGGAAAGAAGGTCTGCTTCTTTTTTTAAAGCAAGATATTGTTTTACTGTCTGTTTAATAGATTGAATGTCCATGACGGCAACTTAATGCTCTGCCGTAGGTCTGTCAACTATCTAGAGCTATTTGCCTTGTGTCCGCGGTACCCGGTCTTTTTCTTGTTCATGCTTCCAGGCTTTTTGTACCCTGACCCGTTAGGGGTAGCGGCAATACGCTGCTCTAAAGCTTTTTTAATCTTGTCGTGGTGCTTGCTCATGAGTCTTTTAGGTAATTCTCTAAAGCTTTGATAATGACGCTGGTAACTGTGACGCCCTCTGTGGCAGCCTTAGCTTGTACGGCTTTCCATAGGTCGTCGGGGACACGAATAGTGCGTGTCGGAGTCTTAGGTGCGTTAGGCATTAGATAATTGTAAGGTCACCCAATGCTTTTTGTTGGGTGTACTCCTATTAGACCGTAGAAGCCACTAGGAAGGCTTTTAAGCTGCCAATTGTCATTGGAATACCCCCGCGCTCATCTATGCCCTCACCATCTACTACAGCGCTGGCTAAAGCGTTTTTTTGCTGTAAAGCCTCAAACTGTCTGGCTTCAATAGAGCCTTGGACAATAATGTCTTGAATAACAATCGAAGGCCAAGTAGAGGAGGCACGCATTATTCGTCCGTTGCGCTGGGTGGCTGCCCCTGACGACCACGGTAAGTCGTAGTTGATGAGGAGGTTAGCCGCCGGGAGATCCACACCGTAACCACCCGCATCACTACTAATAAGTACGCGAATAGAAGGATCGGTGTTAAACGCAATTTTGTTCTCCTCTTTGGTTTTAGCGTCAAGTTTTCCTGAATACAAACGGCATTGATCTACGCCTAGCGCTTCCGCCATCATGTCAAGCATGTCTACGTAGGTAGCAAATATAACTACTTTGTTGGCTTCACTTTGATCAAGAAACTCTTTTACATATTGAACTAAGTACTCAAGCTTAGGTGAGGTCTCTACACCCTCTAACGCGCCTGACTCATTTAAATCATTAGCGTAAGCTGAACCTTCGCCTTTGCTTAATAAATATTTACGAGCGCTAGTTCGTAACAAATCTGGATGGGAGCACAGCATCTTTAAACAACCAACCTTAGACATAATGCGCCCACGTATTTCGTCCTCAGGCCCACCATGTTTATTTTCATAACCGTAGTGCGCCATGACGTTAAAGGAAGAGCCGTACATCTCTAAAGCTTCATCTAAATCACTTACAAGATCATCAGCAATTCTGTTGTAAAGTTTAGAAGCTTTGCGGTCAAGCACTATGTTTACTGGCTCTTTATGAATTGAGTCGGGCAAGTAAGGCGCAACATCTGCGTCTTTCTGCGCCTTACGCACACAAGCTTCTTTCAACTTGGTGTGTAACGTTGGGAGATTTCTGTAACGTTCTACCGCGCCCCAGCTATTGCGAACAATAAAAGCAGAATCAAAAATATCAAAACGCCCTAGAACAGAAGAGTCTACAAACTGCATAATTGAATAAAGCTCTTCTGGCTTGCCGTTTTCAATTGGAGTTCCCGTAAGAGCAAATCTAAAAGGAGCGTTGTTAAGCTTCTTTACTGCTTTTGATCGTTTTGATCTGAAAGATTTGATAGCGGTTGCTTCGTCAAGTACGACGAATCCTCGGGGAAGTTTTTCGACGAAAGACCAGTCATTAACAATTTGCTCATAGTTAAGAATGATGTAATCAACCCCGCTGTTCCGCCAGTCCATGGCTTCAGCGTATTGTTCTGCGCGTTTCTTCGGCGTTCCATCAATGACCAAAGAGTTTGAAGTTCCATTTGTAAATTTCGCAATCTGATTATGCCACTGATACTTAAGGCTTGAGAGACAAATAATAAGCCCTGGCTCACTAATTTTCCGCTCATCCATTAAACGTTCTATGGCAGCAATAGTCAAAACCGTTTTACCCAAACCTAGGTCATAAGCCACCAGCATCTTATTGCGGTCGCACATGCGATCAACAGCCTCCGGCTGGTACGGCAGGAGTGTCCCTGTAAATGTCATGGCGTTACCCTAGCAGGGCGCGTATCTGCCGAATCAAATTGGGCATATCGCTGTTGTTCTCAATAACGGCGTCAAACTCCCAACCATCAAGATCAATCTCAGAAATGTGATCGTTAGCAGGCCCGATGCCAATGCGGTTAATTCGCCAGACTTGGCCATTCTTATGACGTTTAATAGCAGCGGCTTCGTTCTTAAACCTTACGTCTGTAATAACAATCTTTTCGGTAGTGTTGTACTTTCGCAAAGCTTGGTCAATCCAAAAGTCAGTTCCAAAAATGTCGCGAGCGCCTACGCCAAGGTCTTGAAGTAAACGACGAATTTCCGGAAACTCTGTCTTGGCAGCTTCCCAGCCTTTATAGTCCACAATGTCTTGCAACCTAAAGTCTGTCCTATTGAACATAATTAACGGATCAACTTCATACAACATTTCTTTAATCTTGTCCGCAAAAGCTACACGTTGATAGTGATGAATACCCATAAGCATGCCAGCAACTGTGTCTTTCCCTGAACGTGCGTAACCTGAAAGTCCAATGATCATTTGTCTGTCTCCACATAAATAGGTACCCGTTCAACTAATACTGTACCTCTTGCCTTATACCGCCTAAACCACCCATACCCGGCACCGCGAAGGCGTTGCGCTAAATCTGCTATTTGGTTATTACTCGGCTCTCCGTCTACCAAAAGTTTAACTTTAAACTCAGCAACTTGCTTCATAGAACTGCCCTCAATCCATGTACTGAATGTCTAGCGTTAGCTATACCTAAACGTACCTCATCTAAGCTCATTCCGCCAATATCTTTCATATCTGTATGAGCGTAGCTAAAAAACCACGCTTCCATGCCAAACTCTCTACAGGTGTGAAGCATTTTCATGGAAGCGTTTTTACCGGCTTCATCGTTATCTAAAGCAAATATAAGACGGTCTGCCCCGCGAAGGTATAAAAGCTGTGAGGCGGACACTAAAGCTCCATAAGTAGCTACGCCGCCACGTATTCCTACGGAAGCTAAACGAACAACATCTAACGGAGATTCGACAACAATCATGTCGCTTCCAACATATTGTTTATACCCAAATAAAGAATCGCTTTTTTTAATTTTTGCCGGGCGGTTATTGAAATAACGTTGCTTGTATCCTTTTTCTTGCCACCCTAAAAGCTTTTCAGTCTTGGCATCCCTAATAGGAATAATCCAATTTTCATTTCTAGAATCCCAACGAAGCTCGTAAGCCCTGGCCGCCTGTAATGAAAGACCTCTAGCGTCTAGCGCTTCTTGTGGCGGATCTACAAAAGCACTGAGCATGGACTCAGTAATAATAGTTGGCTCTTCAATCGGCCCCTTTTGTTCTTGAGTAAGGCGATTAAACCTAGACACTAAAGCAGAAGGTGAAGCAAACCACTCACGTGCTTTATCAAGTTCAACCCCGCCCACATAACTTAATAAAGTGTAAAGGTTTCCTTTGAACTGACATGAAAAACAAATGAACGCCCCTGTATCAGAGTTAATCCAAAACGAAGGGTTTCTATCTGCGTGCCCGGTTCGCTCTTCGTGGGCAGGGCAATAGCTTTGAACTTCATCTCCGCGAGTGGTTATAGCCTCCATGCCAAGACGAGCAAGGGTGTCCTGCATCTCCTCAACTGTCATAGATCCTCAGACCCTAACTCTCGGAACTGACCCGTGTCCCACTCCCAACATAACGAAACTTCGCTAAGACCAGAGTTACGAGAAGCAACAACGCGTAGTAAACGGGTGTCGTCTACGTTTTCGTCTTCACGCTGTAAACCAAAAATAACGTCAGCATCTTGGTGAAAGGAGGAAGAGTAACCAATAGCGTCTGCGGAAACTTGTCCCTTCTTCATCTTCCACGAAAGAACCTGAGTTGAAATAACAATTGGCTTTTCAATCTTTTGAGCTAAACGTTTTAACGAACGAGTAATGTTAGTAAGAGCCTGAGGTGTGTTTGATTCACCGGTCTGCTCGTCAATCATTAAATAAGTTCCGTCAATAAAGACAATGTCTGGGTTCTTGTTTTGAATCTTGCTAGCGATACCGCTTACGGTCTGACCGCCTGATGAATCAATAAACCAAAATTTATCCCGCATGTTAGGGATGTTGTTAACTATGCGGTAGTAAATAGATTCTTCTTCAGATGTAAGAGTTCCGGTCATCAAACGCTTATGCGAGATTCGAGCACGCATAGCGTAGTAGCGACTAACCTGCTCAGCGTTACTCATCTCAAACGAGTAAAACATTGGGGTATGCCCCTGTAATTGCGCGTTAATAGCAATCTGTAAAGCAAGCGTTGATTTACCTGTTTTTGGTGGAGCAATAATCACAATGAGCTGTCCCGGTTGAAGTCCAGATGTAGATTGGTCAATCGTGTTAAACCCTGTGGGAATACCTAAGAGTCCTGGGTTATTTTTACGCCACTCGTAATCTTTAATTGCGGTCTTTGCTGCGCTAGTAATTTCAAGGTCGTTAGAGTTGTTAAGACCATCTTCTTCAAGCTTGATCAAACCATTCTGCATAGCAAGCAAAGCTGACTCATGGTCTTGCTCTCGCTCTAAAGATTCAAGCGCTGAGCCAATAGTAGAAACAATGCGCTGCTTACGTCGCTCAGAAGTTAAACGGTCAATTAAATAATAAACACTGTCTGAGCAATTAATTTGTTCATAGGTAGGAAAGTTCTCAACAATAACCTCAAGGCTTGGACATTCTTGATAGTTAGCGTAATGAGACTGTATAAAACGAAATATCTTTTTATCAGTAGCGTCTGAGAACCAAGACTCATTAATATTTTTCTCAAAAACTAAAGAAGCATCACGATCTTCAATAATCTTGCTAATAAGCTTAGCTTGGTTGTTCATAACTTATTGAAGTCCAATCCCCAGTGTCCGTATCGTAATAGTCGAGTGGGTATGTCTAGCACACCAACAACCTCTGGTCTATATGGCAATTCTGAAACCAAATGGTTTACAGACTCATAGGCAGAGAAGTATCTAAACGGATTAGTTCCCATGCTGTCAAGCATGTCCACAGTTTGAGACAAGTCGTCATCAGACAAATCGTAAGAAACTAATTCCAAAGTTACGCCTTGCTTAGTCGTGTATAAATAAAGATAACTTAAAATATCACGACGAATTTTCTTGTCCACTTTTGGAACAGGAAATATCTTTAATCGTTTTTTTACAGTGAGCTCAACCGTTAAGAATATGTCAGATACTACAAGTATTCTTCTGGGGAGCTCGTTGCTGATGTCCCCGTTTCGCACTTAGAGAACCTCTACCTTGCCAAACTTTATAATAAATTCCCTAAAGTCTTTGTTTGACTGTCGGGCTTTATCAGCGTCGTCTGAAGTAGCTCTGCTAGAAATCTCTAATGGATAAGTTCCATTGTTTGTATCAATGCGAGCTTTTACAAAAGTAACATGCTTACACCGACTACGGCTTGAAAAACCCGGACAAGTGCAGTGAAAGCTGTCGGTGTCTGTTATTGATACTTCGTAAATCCCAGGCCCTGTAACGTTAATGTTAGGCAAGAAAACTTGAACTAGACGAAAATCATCAGTCATTTGAAACTCGTTCATTTACGCAGGTCTCCTTTAGTAACGGTAATTGGTAAGTAAGCAAAAGCTTCTCTTGCAAAGCTTTCTGTAGCGTCACCGTAAAGACCTGCCCAATCCTTGAGTTCTATGTTAGTGGTGACAATAGTAGGTAATCCGTTGTTAAACCGTGTCCTTAACACATGATGAAGAGTGTTCTTTTGCCACCCCGATAAGCTGGCGTGTTCTTTCCCTAGGTCATCAATGATCAAAACACGGATGTTGTAAGCATCTTCATGGCATTCCCCTAGCATTCCGCTGTAAAGAGTCGCCATCTCAGGAGTTGGGTCTTCCATAAGAAAACCCTTTAAATCTAAGATATCGTTGAAGGTTGCAAAATAACATGGGCGAATTAAAACCCGGTTGTCAGAGGGAGAGAAAGACTCCAAAGAAAACTTTGTCAACATGTCTTGAATGATGGACAAAGCCAAAGTTGTTTTTCCTCTTCCTGGTTGACCGCACAACAAAAGCCCGCGGCCGCAAGCCGGGGCACCAACAGCTTTTATAATTCGCCCGTCCTCAACTGCCTTTACCCATCTACGAATTTCAGCAAGTTGAGCAGGGTCGGTATCAACACAATCGTCTAACGTCCAACCAAGACGGTGGTCTGGGATCGCGGCAATCTTTAACCAAGATCGACGACGAACCTTTAACTCTTTAACGTTAAACATTAAATACCTTCCCAAGACTTTGAAGCCTCTACTTTAGCGGTTTCTAAATCTTCATCCGTAACCATAGACCTTTTTGCCTCAACCGCAAGAGAACCAAACTGTAAGATAAACCTCTTCCAAAGATGCTCGGGGTTATCAATGCCCTTTTCGTGAGCAAGCTGGTTGAAGTAACGATCCATCATTAAAAGCTCAATCTCGCCGTCCGTACCATGGTTTTTCCTAGCGGTAGCAAATGCGGCGCGGAAACCCCTCTTAGACATCGTCCAAGGCCTAATCCCCCAAGTACCCTCAACCCGCTCAATAAAAGCCGTAGAGCTTTGATCAGGTGTCCAGTCAACTGGGGAACGCCCGTTCTTAAACTCAACCGCATCAAGAAACTTCTTCTGCTTTAAATCCTGATGTTCCCGCGTACGGCGCTCGCGGTCTTTGCGAAGTTGCTCCATGTGATCATCCGCATCAAAATCCATTTGTCCGGGGAATGTCATTTTGCCTCCAGTAGTTAAATCAACTTTATAGAATTCTTCTTCCGCGACTCCGTCGCGTACTCTTTCTTGCTTATTTGCTAATATGCTATTAGTGCTTAATCTGCTATTAGGCTCTGAGAGCTTAGAGATAGCACGGGTTTCCAGTAGTCTGGCCATACGGGTTTCCAGTAACTCCCACCCCTCCTCAGTAACAGCAATTACCCTTCGGTACGCCCCATTAGAATACTTCTGCGTCGTCGTAGAAAGCAGCCCAAGCCCTTTTAGCTCATTAATGGCTTTTTGGCAGGCGTCACGTCCCTCTTTAAATGCCTCAGAAAGGGCCGTAGCGCCCCCGTAGAGCTCTTTAGAGGCAATCTCCATCAGTACGCCTAGGGCTCGAGCTGTAATCACTCCGTAGAGCCCTTCTTAGCCTTTTCCATCTCCTCAACCACTGCCTTGGCAAAGATCTTAGCAATTGCTTCTAAGCCAAAATACAGGTTGGCTGCGTTGTCTTCATCATAGGCTTCGTCTTCGTCGTCATCCTCGTCCTCTTCAACATCCTCATCCTCAGGCTCAACGTAAGGCTCTTCCGCAGCCACTTTGAGGTTTATGGTTTCCGCTTCTGGCATAACTGGTTCTTCGGACTTCTTCAGTCCGTTTGCTGCGGTGATAGGTAGCAACCCCTCAGTTAAATCAAAACAAGGGATTCCCATCTTGGTCGCGGTAGCTAATGCGTCTTGGCACTCAGGGTCTTCATCTGACCACACAATAAAGCAAACCGTGTTGGCCTTATCTGTTTGCTCTAAAGCTTCATTAAGCTTTGCGTTAACCACTGGTTTGTTTTTGTCTTTAGCAAACTGGGAAGCAAATGTTTTTGCTTGAGTTATTTTACCTTCGTCAACAATGTGGACGGCACCCCCCGCCCCTTTGGCGTAGAAATGATCTTCCATTAATGCTTCTAAATTTGCTCTACTTGTCTGACCATTACCGGCCACAACAACGTAATAATTTTCCATGTCTTCTCCTTGCTACGGAAGACATACCATACACAACTTTAGTTATTTGTCCTAGTGGGGTTGATGACGGCGGGCTTGTAGGTAGCTACCCGTTCGGCGGCAGCTAAAAAGAAGGATCCAAGGAAAGCGCCAGCTATAACTGTGACTATAACCGTCTTATAGGGCGAGATTTCAAGCAAAAGCGTTGCCCCTAATGAAAAGAAAAACGAAGCAAATGCTTTTAAAACAATGTTATTTATAAACATGCTAAGTATGTCCAGCAGAGGGTCAACCACGGCCAACAAGAAAGCGGTTGAGCACCCAATCAAAATTAAATTAAGCATAGCTAGATGCTACTACGTTTTTGGTTGAGCCACATACACCGCAACTGTGGTGCCTAAGTTTACTTGAGAGGATAAAGCTGCCCCAGAAAGTCGGGTTTGAACAGCAAATCTATTTTTGTATAAGTGGCTACGAGAACCGTTAACTACGCCGCCTTCCCAAAATAAATCGGAAGTTTCTCCTGGGCCACCTGAGCCATCAAAATAAGGGGATAGCGCGGAAGAGTTTTCAAATAGAGCGGAGTCTATAAAAATAATATCTCCGATGGCAGCTGTCCAACTAAGAGCTACGTGAGCATACGCAGCGGTAGCCGGGGCGGTAGCAGTAACAAATGGACGATTCCATGACGTACCTGTTGCGGTAATGGTAAAAGGATTACCAGTGCTAGTGCTAATCGGATTTTTAGATAAGTCATACCAATGAATGGATGGAGTAACTACTTCAGACCCCGTGGTTACTTGTGTGTAAACGCTAAATGTATAAGAAGTGCTTGGGTAATAAATTCCCATTAAGTCAGCTGTTGTTGTGGTTGACTTTAAAAGTACTGAAGTTGCGCTAGCGGTCAGTTTTAAGGAGTTTCCAGAAAGGTGCACGGTTCCAGTACTTGCTACTCGCGCTACGTCAGCATTAGTGAGCGCATATGTAAATGATTTTGATATTTGAGTAGGGTTAGCTGGGTTTACTCTAACGCTAGTTATCATCTTTACGCCGTTAAAAATTGTGCCTGCTCCAGTTATTGATATTGAATCTCCTGGCTTAAAGTTGTGGCTAACGTCTGTTTCTAAAGTTGCTACGTTAGACGTTATAGATCTATGCGTAATATTGTAAATCTGTGCTTCTGGCTCATGGTTTGTTGCACTAACCGCTGTAGTCGCTCCGGTTACTGACCAAGGCGTAATTGGGGAAGCAAAGTGTGGGTTCAACAGCTCATTAATGCGAGTAGCTTTAAGCGTTAAATGAAGTTGACGTGCCTCATCAAAGCTAGTCACTGTTGCTGCTTGCTCAAATTGTGCGCAGTCAAAATAATGGTACTCGTTGCTCGCGGAGGCTCCTGCGCTAACGATAGTTATTACAGGTACAGCGTAGTAAGCGTCAGTAGGCGCTGTCCCTGAAACAACAGGCCTAGCTGAAAAATCACCAACCGTGTTGTTTAAAGAACTGCCAGTTGATTCAGAGATAAAATCACCTAAACGGCTGTACCATCTGGTTTTAAGTACAATACCTCTGATAGTTGATCCAGCAGCGGAGTACACGCTGAATACGTAGTTTAGCCCCGCAGTTACTGGAATTCCTTTAATAAGAGGGTTTGTATACCCGCATTCAAGTTTAATTGTTGCGCTTGACCCCGTGCTGTTTTTTACAGCTAAAATTCCTTTTTGTTTATTTGGATACAGTGCCGGTGCGGTTGTTTCAGCCCATGGAGCTGGATATGGAGTTAATACTCCATAAGAAGCAGTGGCTGCGTTATACGCAGATGTTTGCGCTAAATCAGGTGCGGTCAATGCGTAATAAACGGATGTGGCGTCTATTGCTGTAATAGTTTTTGGAGTTCCTCCCGTGTTAAACAAAGATAGCGAAAAGTTAGATAAATTAATCTTGTTACCGACTGTGTAGTTGTGGGCACCAATAATTGCGCGTGCTACGTTACTTGTAATAGAAACCGCGGTAACGCTTTCAACTATAACGTTTGAAATTGTTGAAGTTGCGTCTGAGGATGCCCAGTGGCCTTTTGATTCTTCAAACGAAGAATCGTTGTAATCCAACATTAAATTATGGCTTTTTACTAGACCATCAAGACTAGAGTTAGGGGTACCGGCTACGGGCTGGGGAACCGCATAACCAGTAAACGCTTTCATATACTCGCGTAAGCCGTCCGCACTTCCTTTTTTCTTACCGATAGTTACTGCATCTCTAATGAGGATACGCGACTGTTGATAGCCAATTTCAGGTTCGTAGGTCAAACCAAATTGCTGCAAAAGAGAAGGGATAAGCATTCCGCCTACTTTTTCAAGGTTATACCGTTCCACTAAAAGCTCAGTAACGGTTTGAACGTAGTCAAGCTGAAACCCAAACAACGACATAAATCTATAAAGATCGTCGTTGTCCCAATCCGCTGTAGCAATATAAGCTTGTTTTATTTTGTAAATTCCTGGTAAATAATCGTATAAATTTTTTCCGTAATTATAATTTTTTACAGAAACTCCCATTACATTTCCAGCTCGCACCCATTTATAGTTAAAAGTTTCGTAAACAAATATGGAATAGTAATAAAATGAACCTTTAGATAAATTGTAAGTATCGTTATAGATTGTTGGGTCATTTTCTTTTGCTACATTGACCAGTACGTCACCGTCATAGGCGTTAACTGGAAATCCGTACGAGTTACGCACTAGGCGAATGTCCGACCATGCGCCACTTGGGCTTGCCCATTTTAGGCGAATTGAATTATAACTGCGAGCTTGGGCAGTAAAAGACCCGGCAACATAGCTTACGGAGGTTGCGTCTCCGTAAGTAGATAGCCCATAGTAATCAATACCATAACGTGACATTAGCTAAGGATACCTCCAGATAAGGTTAAACTAATATCAGTTGCGTAATTGCTTTCAGGAATCTCATTAGTTGCGCAAATGATGTCGGTAACAGTCAAAGCGGTAACACTTGCTGTTCCAGTTACGGCTACGGAAACTACATCTGTTGCTATGCACACATACGAAAATGTATTTGTAGTTTTAGCAGTAACTACATAAACGCCATTAAAAGTAGAATCTACGTCGGTTACTTTAATAGTTTGACCTACGTTTAACCCGTGAGCGTTTGCGGTGAGAGTGGCCACATTTGAAGTCAAAGCTTTGTTCGTAATAGTTTTTGTAATATCTGCGTCTTTTCTAACTAACTTACTAATTTGTGAGTACGCCACACCTTCTACAGAAGCAATTGCTGACATAACATCTTGAAGGGTAATACGGTCAGCAAAAGCCACGTTATTAAACGCAAACAGCTCGGTTAAAATAGAGTTTACATTTGCTTGAATAATTGTTTGCTTGTACTGAGGCAAACAAGTAATAGCGGCTGTAACATACACAGTTACATAGCTAGGTGGTTGGTAAGTAACAGTAGTATTTGCTGGAATTTTATCAATTAAATAGCTTTCAATTGCAGCTTTAATAGTGTTAAACGTAGCTGTTGGAGTAACTCCGTCTGATTCAACTCCGCGGTCACCAACAGGGGCAAAGAAGAGAGTTACGCTGCTGTACACGTCTGCAATAGCAATAGCTTTAGCTACTCTACTTACTTGAACCGCTAGGGCTGAGTAGTCAGATAAAGAAACAGCTCTATTAAGAGATCTAACGCTAAGAGGCGCGTTGATACGAATTGAGTCGGTTGCTTCTGGGTCAGCGCCACCTTTGCCGGAGCCGTCGTCTAAAGCAGATAAATATTTGTTTAACACGGAAAGCCCTGCAGAACTTGGGGTAATCCCAGCAGTTGTGATAATAGATTTAATTGTGTTTGCGGCAACATTACCCTCAGTGCCTCCACCGATTCGGTAGCTAGCAAGTACTACTGCGTTATTGGGTGGCACACGTCCGCTAATACCGTCACCGAATACTACAAATGTAACACCGGCTGCGTTAGTGTATGTTGAAAACACAGGGTCGTAGCTGTTGTAGTCAATCAAATATGGAACTTCTGTGTAAGAAACCCCGCCCACCGTTAATGAGATGCTTCCTGTAATAACTGGAGTTTTAATTAGTTTAAACGATTGATTAACAGTTCCGTTAGAGGTTCCAATACTTGCAGATGGAACAGTCACGCCTTGTGTAGCAGTCACTGTTGTTCCAGTGCTACCTGCAGGAACAGTAAGAGCGGTATCGGTTTCAAAAATAATTTGGTTAGTTGTGCTATTTGAAACTGTAGAAGTAGCCACTTGTGTTAAGGCCGGCACAGTAATTGCTCCAGCAGTACTATTACTGAAGCTTAAAGTTACTTTTGCTGCTGTGCTTTCTGTGGGCTTGTAGCCTAGCAATTTTGCAATTTGAAGTACGCTGTCACGTTGACTAGCTGTGCTAATGAACGCTTCATTTGCCGACTTGTCAATGTAATAGTTTAGGATATCTCCCATGTAAGCAAAGTTCTCAAGAATGGTCATACCAAAGTCTGAGGGATCGCGGTTAGTCCAAAGAGGCGCGTAGTCCTCAATTAAATCAATTAAGTCTTTACGAATAGCCGCATAGTCGCGGGATGTGTAATCCACTTGAGGGATGTAGTTTGTCATTGTTGGGTTACCTCTCGAATTACTTCGCCTGAACGGCTAAGGATAGCTGTTTTTATTTTTACACTTTGCTCAGACTCATTTTGATTATATCTATATTTAATTTCTGCGGTTAAGTACCCGTCAATAGGGTCTACGGAAGTAATCACCTCTGTAAGGATAAGATCTTGGAGCCAGTTTGAAAAAGCGGTAGCAACAGCTTGTTTAATCAAACTTGAAGATGCGTCTATATTTTCAAATAAAGCTTCCGCCGCTGTGCTGCCAAAAGTAGGTCGCATAAGTCGTTCATTTAAGCGGGTCATTACTACAAGAACGACTCGATCTTGCCAAATTTTCTTATCGTCTTCTGAGTACGAAACGGAGCCCGAGGCATCAAAGGAAAAAGGTAAAGATATAGCTCTTTGAACCATTATAGAACCCCCATCCATACTGGAAAGTTAGGGTCTCCAGCTATAAACATAACCCACACTTTTTGGTTTAAATCCGGCACCCCGCGGTGCGGCGTATGCTCATTTGTATTAGTAGCGTCATTAAATACTGTACCAGATGACCCATTCCATTTTTTAGTTGTATTCACAGCAGTTTCGTGTTCATGATCAAGAAAATTTGTTGAATCGGGAGTTTTACCTGCGTGGTTATTGGTATGCGTTAAGGTCTGAGTAGCACTAAAAGAGTGAGTATGACCGGGGCTTCCACCAGAACCAGTTGTCCCAGATATAGAGATTGAGTGGTCTCCGTGCCCAAGTAGAAGGGCCGCAACCTCAGACGCTAAATGTTTTTTATGATCTGGGTGGTCAGCGTTAAACGTAACAGGAACGCAAGGCAACGCCCATTCAGTGATTTCTTGCCCAAGAATCTGCGGAACAATTAATCTTATTTTGTTTTCTTTTTCTGGGTCGTTATTATCCACACAGACACCTAGGTATATCCCATAGAACCGCTTATCAAAACTCATAGCAAATTTGACCTTCTCAATAGACGTTGCACAATTATAGGGGATTTAGGGGTTTGTTCAATAATGTTATTAAGAGATTCGGTTTCGCTTTGCCATAAAGGGGCTTGAGCGTAGCCATTTGGGGCTGATCTATTTTGAGTATCTGTAAACGCACTATTAGATTGAGGGCTATATGTTTGAGCTGGGATGTTTAAAGATGTTGTGGGAACAACGTTTGTTTGTTTTACGTTAGGAATAATTGTTCTGGTTGGGGTGTAGTCGGGCGCAGTAACCGCAGAGCTGTCTTCCCAATTAGCCGCTGAGCCTAAAGAATCAATTCCAACCGTTAATATGGTTGTGTACCGCTGCATGTTACGTTTTTCTTCAATAATTTTGTGTTCTGTAGCTAAAATAACCCAATAACCAGAATAGACAGGGCCAAGACCGTCTAAAAACACAGGCATATCTGGGCGCAGGTCAGGATTACCAAGTACTTCTACCTGCGCTCTGTAAGGAAAAGAGTTTCTGTCGTCTGCGGCAGACGCCTCAAAACTAGCAGTTTCAACATCAGAAGCCACTACATTAGTGTCATACATGTCAAAAAATTCAGCTTGTTTTCTTTTTCTAGTTGCAGTGTTTCCTTTTTGTTTAGTTATAGATAAAGGAGATGCTGTAGCTTTGTCGGTGCCACTTATTGCTATTGCAGCTTTAGACGCATCGTCGTAGGTAAGGGTTTCACCAATTAAAGGGTTAAATGAGTAAATTGTAGACCCAAGAGGGTCGCTAAGCTTACGCATAATAAACTTTGGAGCACTTGTTCTATAATTTTTAAAATCTTCTAAGATAGGTTGAAAGTATAATTCGGTGTTTTGAGCCCGAAGGGTATACCCACATTGTTTTGCTAGACGCACCATTAGCTCCCAATCTGTATGGCCGGCTTGAGCTATTTGTGGATACACACGGGGGTGAGCAACAGCGTAAGACACAAAATTATACTTTGTTGCTATCTGTTTAATTACTTTGTCAGCTGTAACATTTTTGTATACAGTTTGAGAGGCTTGACGCATTGGGTATGAGCCGCCAATTATTAATATTTCAGTAAAGTTTTTACCTGGGGTTTTTTCTGGTTTAATGTGGTGGATATACCCATAAAAATAACGACGATTCTTTAAACCGTAGATAGTTAACTTAACGGGGGTGCCTGGAGTTACAACACTGTACTCAATTCCCCAGTCTCTAAACTTAATACTTGCAAGCTCATGCGAGTATCTGTTTTGATAAATATTTGCGTAATACACAAATTGCGGCTGCGTACTTGTGTCAGGGAACTCTACTTTAATGTAATTAAACATTAGGAATTCTCAATACAGTTCCAGGCTCAATATTATTGAAGTCTAATATTTCTGGGTTGTACTCAGGAATAACCCACCAATACTGGGGACGTTGGTAGTACTTGTAAGCAATTTGATCAAGGCGCTCACCTTGCACATACACGTGCTCCCAGTATTTACTATAGCCAAGGCTGGAAAATTTATAAAAAACAACAGGCTCTTCTACCCCTGTGTAGGTAGTAGAAAAAAAGTCAATAGTTGAGTATTCGTAACGAGATCCTCTGTAAATCATAATTAACCCGCCGAAATTCCTGAGCCAGAGAAGCACTCAAATGAGATGTTTACGGTTGTGCGTAGTGGAATCATAGTTTCAGTAAACGCGGTATGGTTTATTGAAATATTAGATATCCAACCTACATAAGATAAATTATCGTGCACGTCTGGGCCTAACGCAATACCCATAAGGGTGGGCTGCAAGTACCCTACGTTTGCTGTTTTTTTGCCTAACAACGTAGTCCATTGTTTGTCGCCAGAGCCAGAACCGTTAATTGCTCTAAATAAGTACTCTAAGTCCGCCATTGTGCCTTGCTTTATTAGCGCACGCCATTGTTCGACAAAGTCTTGCTTTGCCGCTAAAGGAAAACCTGCGCTGTAGTAAGACGGATCAGGTACTCCAATAGATTTTCCATAAGCAAAATCGTTAGTGCGGTCAATAACGATGCTTACCGTCAAAGTCTCTTGTCCAGGAAAAACACCAGCAACAACGCGCAAAGTATCGGCTGCGGAAGGGGTAATGTCCATATTACGAGCTACGTTAGTGCTAATGTTTTCAGGGTTCCAAAGGAATTGGAAACCATAGTTTCTATCTAAAAGCATTTTTTCTGCGTTAGATGTTGATTCTTCTGTGCTTTTTTCTGAAATATCTCCTGCGCCTTGGAAGTACCAAATTCTTCCTCTACGTAGGCCATGGAAATCAGCAAAAGTTGTGTTTCCTACATATGTCTCGTCAACACTTGAGGGCCTTAACGGCAAACTCCAAGTGTGAGGAGGCAAATTAAATTTATAGCCCGCAGGTACTATTGTTCCTCCAAAAGGAACAGGCTCTGCTTGTGACGAAGTAGGTTTATCAGGTAGTTCATCGCGACCCTCGTCGCGATCATATATTCTAGAATAAAAAGATGTAATAGCGGCCGTGTTGGCGGCTGTAATTTCAGCGGAAACCTCAATCGCTACATTAGTAGAGGTGGTTAGCCGAGTTAAGCTTGCGGCATCCGCCTCTTCTGCTCTTACAGCTGAGGTTTTTCTAGAATAAGGGCCGTACTCTGAGTTAACTATCATTTGTTAGCCGCTCCCGCTAGTACAACTGTCTCATTAAAATACTCTTTGATGGCTTTTGCAATAGCTTCTGGGTCATTGCCTGTTACGTTAAAGGTAACTCCACCATAATTAACCGTGTTTGTTGAGGCTGCAGAGGAGGCTCCGGTAGTTGCTTTAGAGCCTACATTGTAATCTGCGCTAATTTTTGACCAGTCAACACCTTTATAACGAGCTTCATCCCAGCTTGATTGGGAAAGGGCTGCAAAGATCGCTTCTTTTGGCGCACCAGCTTTAAATAGTTCGACAATTTTATCGTACCCGCGGGCTTTAGATTGATTTCCTGTTAAAGTGTTGTATGTAGCGTCTAAGCCTTGATCAACACTTGTATACGCCTGAACGCCTCTTCCTTCTTCTTTAGACTTAAAGTTAACAGAGCCAGGCATTTGGTATCCAGTATTAAGTGGATTATAAGAGGCGCTATTTTTCCAAGCTCCACCTTCTTTTTTCATCCAAATTACCATTGCGTCAATGTTTTCTTTGGTGGTCGGTGCCCCTATTTTTTTCAATAAAGCAACAGCAAAATCACGTGGGTTATTTCCTACAGTGCTAGAGGATCCACTTGTAGATCCTCCAGTGGCACCTCCAGTGGCACCTCCCGTAGTGCCCGTGTCTGCGTTAGCGCCTTCTATGCCTAAACCTGTAACTAGACCAATGTCGGTTGCGGCTAAGCCTAAAGCAAGAGCGGCGGTAGCAAGGATGCCACCTTTAGTTAGCATTAACGCAAGGCCTTTTTTACCAGTGTCATTGGCCGCACCCATATAGGTAAGAACTTTTGCGTTTGTTTCAGTAAGGGCTTTCATTTGAGGTAAGAATTTTTCGGTAATTGTTAAGCTAAAATCACCTAAAGCAGTTGCTGCGGAAGCGTAACCTTTAGCTCCAGCTTCAGCAGTTGCACCTGTTTGTACTGCGCCAGCTGCGTTTCTGTAGCTTTGAGCGTTAACGGCAGCAGTAGTTCCACCAAGTTCGGTAAGGGTTGCTTTATCTATTGATGCGCCTTTAGTTTTTGCTTTATAAAGCAAACCATTAGCAACAAGTTGTTTTGCCATTGGGTCATTACCAAAGTACATATCAAGCATGGAATCCATAGAGTTTCCAGGTTGAAGGCCAATTAAAACTTCTCGTTCGCTAGGTGTCTTACCTGCTCCGTACGCACCAGCATAATCGCGGCAAATCTTTTTCCAAAGATCATCAATAATTTGATCTGGCGGTTTCATATTTCCGTTAGAATCACGAAGTTGAATACCGATACCGCGAAGCATATTTACGTTTCTACCTTGTTGCATAGAACCATACGCACGCATAGTGCCTTCAAAACCAGCACCTGGAAGAAGATTTGAAACGCTAGCGACACCGCTAGCCACGCTGCCCATTCCGCCAGCGCCTTGCGTAACGTTTGGCCCAGTGACACCAATGCTTTGCGCGGCAGCTAAGCCTCGCATAACATCCATTTTATCTTTAGTGGTAGACGCAGCAGCTAAAAGCCCTTGAGTTTTATTTATTTGGTCATAGCTTTTTCCGTTGAAATAGCCGGTACGAGACATCAAAAGTTGAGCTTCTACGCTTTCGCCAGGTTTATCAATTGCTCCTGAAGTAACTGCCGCGGTGTATAAAAATCCTGCAGAAGCATTCTCGGTTATATATCGAGTAAGGCTAGTGTTACCGCTGTAGTTAGACCCTCCGCCACCGCCGCCTCCGCCGCCTGCTTGAGCAGATGAACCCCCGCTACCGCTACCGCCACCGCCACTAGCGGAGCCTCCACTATTAGCGGAGCCGTTGGCAACGGTATTAGAGGTTGCAGTAGCGCTAGATGGAGGAGTGAATTTAGGGTTGGGAGCAACCTGGTTTGAAGACACGCCTCCAATAGACCCGCCACCACTACCCGCAGTTTGTAGTTTGGAAAGGCCAGTGCCGAGAGTATTTGCCCAGCTCTGTGTTTCTTGTTTAAGCAGATTCATCTGCTGACGGACATCAGAGAGGCCGTTTTTTATTTCAACAATGACGTTACGTGGATCTGCCATTTGTTAACTACCTCCCTTATATCTTTGAGTCCGCTCTAGCCAGTTCTGTCGTTCTCTAACTGACAAGTTACGAATCTCTGTTAATGTCCACCCAGTAAAAGTTCTAGTGAGTAGTTCATACTCATTTAAAATTGCTTCATAATCAGTAGTGCTATAGGCGAAACAAATCTGTCAAACTAAGTGGTAAATTAATATCTTCACCGCATGCCTGACAAGTTTTCTTCACCTCCCCGAGGCGTGGGCCTGGGTTGCGTTCAATAATTTGATTAAGTATTTTTTCTCGATCAGCCATGCCTAAAGACAAAGCTGTAGAAGCACCTGAAGAGGGGCGCCCATCAAGAGACAAAATACATCCGGCCAAAAGAACGGTGTTAACCTCAGCTGGTGTTTTGTCCATGTTATCCACAAGACGTCGTTGTACTACGCCAGTTGGAAGGGCTACTCCAGCATCTCCCTTTTTAGTTTTAACAATAAATGTTCGTTCTTCAAGTGTATTTTCAAGTTTTTTGGTTGGGACGTCAAAAATTAAATGAACTTCACATGACTGAGCGGTTTTACAATCAGGACATGTAATGTTTAGTTCAAGAGTGTCACCAAAAGTAGCGCGTCGGATGGCAATAAGAATCGCGTCCCTATCTCCAGCTAACAAGTTATCCACAGACTCTCTAGTTGCCTCTTCACTGCCAATTTTTACTAAACCGCGTTGTAAAAGGACGTTAAAGGCTTTAGCCGCAGATCCAGCTTTAGCAATCAATTCCTCATCCATTCCGTTTAGCTCGCGAACTTCCGCTGTTCTAACTACTTCGTTATTAGCGGTTACATATCCGCCGGGTAAAGTCACTTCTGACTCTGAAGGTACCCGAGTCTTGATAATAGCCTCGGGTTCCCTCATCGCCTGTTCAGCAAATTTTGATACTAATTCTGCGTCTGTAATTATCTCAGTCACGTTTTATACTCCTAAATAGTTATTAGATTATTGAACTTTATCTGGATCTAAGTCTGACTGGTAAGCATCTGATGCTGAGCCACCCTTTGTAAAGGCTACCGAAAGTCCTTCATGGACTAGCTGCATTGACTCAAACAATAGTGCACCATCATTTGCGTTTAGGTCAGTGTAGTTCAAACCAGTAATCCAAGCGTTTTGGACTTTAAAGACCATTTTTGGAGTATTGGTTGCTGCTGCGTTTGGGTGATCCATAACGTAAATATTAATATTTACGCGGAAGGTCTTATTAGCGGTAGTTGTAGCAATACCTTCGCCAGATGATGCCGCAAAAAGGCCTCTCATCCAAGTAATTGCTTGATCGCTGCCGTAAAGCACGCCACGTTGGAACGTGATTGGGCTAAATGTAGTCATACCCGGCACTTGGTGAACAGTGGTGTTGTAGCCACCTTCACGGTACTGGATTGCCTGTGTAGTGATGTTTAGACCACTGATGTTAGTAAAACCACCTGTCCATCCGCTAGTGATTCTGTTGTCAAACTGAGTCTCTCCAGCGGCGGTAAACTCCGCGTAGAACCGAAACGAGCGTAACGGATCAGTTGCAATCGTGGAAAAACGATTGATATTGCTAGTTGTTGCCATTATTGTTTATCTCCTTTACGCCACAGTAACGGTGGTTCCACCGTCAAACTGACCAATTTTAATGATTA